TTAAGCATAGTAAATAATCTGAACATGATTCTTTTTACGATAAAAAACAATCTGGTCGATGAACGTGCGCAGGAGCTTGTTTTTTTCGGTTTCGCTTATACTTGAATCCCGGAGAAGCTGAGGGGCATCTTTGTGTTTTTCAATAAAGTCTCGCGTTGTAATTGGAGCGGGAGGAGTGGGTTGCTGAGATTCAAGATGTGCTAATGCGTCCAATATTTTTTGCTTGTTTTCCTTGTATTCTTCAAGAGAATCTACGCAGTTTTCATAGGCAAACTTTACACGTTCTAGCTTTTGCTTCTCGCGGGCAATCTGAGATTCAAAAATGTTTGACATGTCAACCTTAGAAGGAATACTTTTATTGATAATTTCAAAATTCGCAGACTTGAAATCTTCCTCAATACATTCGATTACTGCCTGGATAATAAGCTTCATTGTGATATAGTGAGATACATCACATAACCCATGTACATATTTGTTGCACTGTAAAGAGTTACGCGAGCTGCGTGTAAGTGTAGCACCACAATTGCTGCATTTTACAAGGCCTTGCAACATGAAATCCTGCTTTTCTCGAATGCGGCTATGTTTTGAATATAATTTTTTAGATTCTTTAAGTTTTGCCTGCACGCGTTCCCATGTATCGTTATCAATTATTGGTTCATGAGAACCATCGGAAATAATAAGATCGGGATTATCAAAGTCTCGATCGGCGCGACCATTAGGGCTGTAACGTATTTTACCAATGTAGGTAGGATTATTTAAAATATATTGGATAGTACGATTTTCAAACCGACCGCCTCGTGCGGTTCTCACTCCCATACCGGTAACGGTAAGAGCCAGATCCCGAGTACTCTTGCCAGCAAGGTACTCCTGAAAAATCATTTGAACAATAGGAGTGGCATCGGGGTTGGGATAAAATTGCTTTTCACGAATATCATAACCAAACGGTGGGGTTGATACAGGCTCGCCACGGCTTGCTTTTTTAATCATACCACGTCGAACATCTTCACCGAGGTTTATTGAATAGTATTCGTCCATCGCTTCGATGAAAGCCTCCATGAGAATTGACAGTTTGTCATCATCTGGCAGGGGTTCATTTATCGAAACAACATCGATGCCGAGATCCTTGCGAAGCATTGATTTATAAACAACACTATCCTCACGGTTTCGTGCAAAGCGGTTAAATTTCCAAACCAATATAACGTCGAAAGGCTTAGGCTTCGTTTTTGCAATACCTATCATACGCATAAACTCATGGCGGCGTTTTACCTTGCGACCGCTGACACCGTCATCTTCTTGAAAGATAAATTCCTCCGGTATGATGATATCATGGGCTTTAGCGTACGCTTGTATAGTATCTATCTGGCTTTCGGGGCTATACTCAAGCTGATCGTCCGTTGATACACGTACATAAGCTGCACCGATTTTCATTGTTTTCACCTCAAAACAGTATATTTGTAAGCAAGAGATAACTTGCCAAATTACTGTGTTTAAGGTACAATAAAAGGGCAGAGTTATTCCGTATTTACTTTTAGTCGGGTAGATGAATTTCTGCATTTGTCCGTTCGCTACGCCAATAGCGGACGGATTTTTTATTTAATATTTTACCACCTAATCAGTGATTAGGTGGATTTTTTGTTTACCATCGTTTTTTTGATGTTGTATAAAGCACCTTGCCGGCAATTTTAACCTCATTTAGCATTTCGCCTGTAATTACAGTGGTTTCATGGCTAGGGTTAAAAGGTTGAAGAATGAGCGCACCCTGAGCTTTAACCACTCTCTTGAGTGTCCCTTCATCGCCATTAATGATAACTACAGCTAAGTCGCCGCTGTCCACATCGCTTTGCTTGCGAACAAGGGCAAGGTCACCGTCGTGGATATCGGGCTCCATGCTGTCGCCATGAACAACCAAATAAAAACACTCTTCCGGGTTTTTCACATCGGCTGTTTCATATCCTACGATTTCTTCATAGGCGATTCCGCCATAACCTGCACGAACAGAACCAATTATTGCGATGAGAGGGTATGAAACAACAGAAATGCCGCCGGCCTTATAGATTTCTTCATCACTGCATCCGGAATCGTTAATATGGCAAGGTTCATTGTTCCAACCCATTAAATTGGATGGCGTCGTCCCTAAAGCGTCAGCAAATGCTTGTATTTTTGATTGTGTAATATCGTTTACACCCATCTCAATTTTATTTATGGTTGACCTAGACTTATAGCCAAGCTTTTTAGCTAATTCATCCTGAGAGTAACCTAACTCTTCTCGCCTTTGCCTAATTCTGATACCTATATGTGACATCTCAATACCCTCTCTCTATGGGATACTATAATAATAACACATTGATTATTAAAAATCAACAAAAATTGAATTTATTGCATAAATGTGTTGACAATTAGGAAACAAGGTGTTAACATAACATTGTAGCTAAAAAATCTACAGAAAGGAAGTGTTGAACTTGACCAATACAGTAAAATTAAGAACGAAAGTAAAGGCATCTGGGTTAAAGTATTGGAATATTGCGAAGCAAATGAATTTGACTACTTATGGGCTGCAAAGAAAAATAGACAATATGTCTGAGTTTAAATCAAGTGAAATTGCTAAGTTCTGCGAAATTTTAGGCATAACATCTTTAGAAGAAAAGGAAAATATTTTTTTTGCCAACTAAGTAGATTTATAATCTACAAATTATTTTTGGATAGGACATTCTTAATAATTCATACATATAATCGAGGTGATGAAAAGAATGCGAAAGCCCTTAACGTATTCATCGTACATAAAACTAAGGGATGGCTCAGTCGTACCGTTCAGCACGATGAGCGAAGAGGAAAAAGCGCCGCACATTAAAAAAATGATGGAAAACGCAGGGCATGTGATGTCAAATTTCTATGCTGAGCACCCTGAGTTGCCGGTTTAGCCCGGCGGCTGCCAGAAAGGAGGACAAACCTATGTTCGGGATAATCCGTTATGACGGACAAGCCGGGGCGCTGATGCTCACGATTATACTCTGCGCATTTATGCTGGGACTCACGGTAGGCAGATGTTTTAAAAAGTAAGGCGGACAAGCCTTTAAAAAAGGAGGGGGTAAACAGCATGTGCGAAATAGGAATACATCTGATGGTATTTCTACTAGGGGTTTATGTGGGCTGCGTTTTCTATAGGATTTTGGCAAAAAAGTTTAAGGCATAAAAATTGAGGTTGTCCATTAGACGAACCTCAATAGATAAGTATTATTTTTTTCGTGGTGGGGGCGGAGTGGAAGTTGTTGACGGTGGCACGTTACCTCTCTTTTCGCTATTTTCATGGTTAGGAGTGCCTGAGGGGCGGGAGGGTTCTGGTCTAGGGGAGAGTGGTCTTTGAATAGGGTCTTTACTCATTTTGATACCTCCAATGTGTTAGATTCTGTAACTTGATAGTGTTGGAAAAAATATGCTTTACGGTCAGAAACAGCTTTTGTTTCGCAACGATGGTTCCTTGGGAAGTAAGCACTTCCGATATACTTATTTTCTAGCATTATAAATTGCTCTTGATATTCAAACGTTAATCGGCTAATCTCTCCGTCTGAAAGGTTATCGACACGATCCCAATCGTAGTCAACTTCATTAATCAAAAGATCTAGCTCTGGATTGAGAAGGTTAACAGCGGATATTTGGCGAGAGAATGGAAATAAATGTCGAACAGCACCGATTACCTGAGAAATAGATATGATACAAGCCCATAGCCACGGTAGTTTATTCCAGATTAACCAAGAGGAAATACTAACAGCGGACGCCACGCACAATACGCCATTTACAATATTATCAATTAACGTAGAAGTAGCTCTGTAATGCCAGTAGTAATATTTTGATGTGACCAGCTCTTCATACATTGCCCAGTATTTTTCTCTCAAAACAATCCCCTCACTTAGACATGATTTTACCACGATTTACAAAGATTGGCAACAAATAAAGATAAAAATAACAGTGGGACTTTAATGGACAAGCCCCAAACATTAAGAATCGAGGGGGAAAAATGGAAATAGGATGTTTCGCAATCATTGCAACTATCTGCATTGCAGAAGTTATCAACAATTATATAGTCAAGGAGTGGAAAATTAATGCGCGTATTAAGCGTAGAAGAACTCAAGTTGCAAGATTCCACCGCAGCCATAGAGCTGTACAGTAAGAAAAAGCAAGTTAACGTCCCGATCGGGGATGACCTGTATCGAATCACTGGTATATCGTTCAGCGGAATTGCCACACATTTTAAGTATAGCATTAAGTTAAAACAATGCAGCGGCACCGGTAGAATTACGCTGGCTGGAGATTGCAACGGGATAACAGTGTTCTCGCTGCACAAAGAGAGGAGCAGAGCAGATGCCGAAAAAGCAGACAAACAAAAGCCGATTTTGCAGACAACTGCAAAGTTGCCGGAGCGGAAAGGCAAACCGTATGCAGCGGATCTGTTTAAGCGAGAGCTCTGCCGCGGCATCCAAAGGCTAAGTTTGCCGGAGAGCATGAGCATGCCCGCCGAGATACATATGATTATCAAGCTACCCGGGACCACCATCAGTGAAACAATGGTTAGGACAAGCAGGGGATGGATACCCGAAAAATACGCCCAAGATTGAGGGATGTACCTTGAAAAATAAACACAAAAAAACAGCCTTATCTCCCACCGACCAAAGTGATGATAAAGCTGTTTAATACGTAAGACAATGCCGTCTTTTTGTACTTTTATTGTATCAAATATGGCGGCATCTGTCAACCAAAATAATGGCGCTGTGGTGCGCTTTCAATGACTTTTAAGGATATTAAATAGTCGTCGAGCCAGCCACAGTGAAGCAAGGATGTGATGCCGATGAAATATAAGCACCAGTATCTAATCAAAGAAGTAACAGCAGGAGAAACCAAAGAGATATATAAAACGCAATCCTCTCGGTACGGATATAACATCCCTCGCAAAGAAAATACAGGGAATACCCCGGAGGCGGTACAGAAAAACAATCAAAGGCTGGCAGAAGATACCTTGCGTCAGCTGATCAATGAAAACTTTAAGCACGGCGACCTGCATACAACGCTCAAGTTCTTTCCTCCACAAAGACCGAAAGACCCGAAAGAAGCTCAAAAGCATGTGCAGAAATGGATAAGGAGAATGCAAACACGCTTGAAAAAGCTAGAAATTGAGTTTAAGTACATATACGCGGTCGAAATCGGGAAAAAGGGTGCAGTACATATACACGTGATTATGAATTATGTGGATATCCGAATTGTACGGGAATTGTGGACACATGGAACGATATACTTTGTGCCGCTGTACTCAGAGGGGCAATACAGGGAGCTTGCAAATTACATCATCAAGCAAACCAGTGAAATGTACAAGCAAAAAGGCTGGACCGGACGGAGGTACACACCAAGCAAAAACCTCAGCAAGCCAAAAGTGGAGAAACGCAGGGTAAACGCGAAAACGTGGCGCGAAGAACCTAAACCACCCAAAGGCTATATATTCGATTCGACGTTTCCGCTCGAAAATGGTGTGTGCGAGGTAACAGGGTTAACCTACCAGCGGTACGGACTCATCCTCATCAAACCTAATCACGAGCGATACGGGGAGAGGAGGCGATGTTGATTGACATTTGAAAAGTTAAACCAGCAGTTTGATATGCTCTGCCTATTTCGCCGCATCGAGCGAAACCTGCGAGCTGGAAAAGCAAAACCCGAGCGGGTGCGCTGCTGGGCAGAGGATACCGCAAAAGCAACAGTGCCGCAGAATATGGCCAACGCACAAGAGTTTATAGATGCCATCACTGACCATTGCAGCCGGTAGATAGACTACCTCGTAAAATATCCCGTGACCGCTGATAACGATGACTATTTACCAAATCAAAAAGTAGAGCAGCTGAGGCTAAATTGTGAAAACACGGTTTCGCAGTCAACTGCAATTTAGAGCGGAGGATAAAACAATGTTAGAAAAAGTAATTGCACTTATCAACGAGCAGCTAGAGCCTTATAAAAAAGGACAGGCCGAGCGCCGCGCCGGTAGGCTCATGATCAAGCTGTGCGAAAGCAACCCGCAGGCTGCGGAGTTTATTGCACAGGATATTACCAAAAAAGAAATGTCCCTCGCCAAGTGCACCGACAAGGTGAGGCAAGCAGCAAAAAAACAGGCACAAGAAAATAAGTGTAACGAGTGCGAGTTTGATGATGAGGATTGGGTAAAGATGCCGCTGAGCTGACTGAGGCACTCGGATATTTTGCTATGCAGCAGGTGGATTACCTTGCAGGCCCGGCGGACTGTTCAGAAGAGGAGGCTGCCACAATTGCAGGTTGGATTAAAACACAGCGCACCAACGACTACACGCCGAAAGCGGTGCTGCCAAAGGTAAAAGCAGACAGCGAGGGAGTTGTGAATTTTACCACGGATGAAATCAAAGCGGACGGAAAAACATACAACACGGCGCAATACTGCAGCCGTATTGCCGGTATGCTTGCCGGCACGCCAATGACCATATCCTGTACTTACGCGCCACTGCCCGAGGTAACCGATATCAAGAGACTTACCAAGGTGGAGATGGATGCGGCAATCGACGCAGGTGAGCTAATCCTTTACCACGACGGAGAAAAGGTAAAAATCGGGCGCGGGGTGACCAGCTTAACGACTTTGACGGTAGACAAGGGAGAGGCGTTCAAGAAAATTAAGATTGTAGAAACGGTGGAAATGATCCGTACCGACATCCGCCGCACTGCTCAGGACAGCTTCATTGGGCGTTACCCCAACAGTTACGACAACAAGTGCCTGCTCATCACCGCCATCAAGGGTTATTTTGAGCAGCTGGAGGCGGAGGGGATTCTGGCGCGAGGAAAATCTGAAGTCAGAATTGACCTAGAGGCACAGGAACTCCATCTCAAGGCAAAGGGTATGGATACATCCAAAATGAGCGAACAGGAAGTTAAAGAGGCGGACACCGGCTCCAATGTATTCCTGTGGGCGAAGATTAGCATTTTGGATGCGGTAGAGGATATCTTACTCGGAATCATAATTTAAGGAGGGATTTGCATGGATAGCGCAAAAAGAGCAATGAGCGGAACCCACGGCTCGGTATGGCTGGACAACGACCTTGTGAGCGAGTGCTATGGGCTGCAAGCAAAGGGCGCGTTTAACAAAGAGGATATCCCAATGTGCGGATCAATGGGAAATGACTTTAAAATTAAAAGCGTAAAATACACCGGATCGCTGAAGCTGTACAAGGTGAACAGCCGCATGGCGATCAAGGTGGGAGAGGCAATTCGTGCGGGTAAAGACGTGCGCTTTAATGTAATTTCCAAGTTGGCGGACCCCGATGCGTATGGAGCTGAGCGCGTATCGCTGAAAGGCGTATCGTTTGACGACCTGACGCTGGCAGACTGGGAGGCGGATGTGACCGGCAAGGTGGAATGCCCGTTTACGTTTACCGACTTTGAATATCTGGATAAGGTGGAGGTGAGGACGTGAGCGAGGTAATGGATTTGCTACTCAAAATGGAGCCTACCAAACCCCAAACAAAAAAGCTGAAGGTGAAGCGCCTGAGTAGGGAATGCGGAGGTGACGTAACCTTTACCATTACCGGGCTTGGGTACGAGCAGGTATTGCAGATTAAAAATGAACCTGCCGATTTGGGTGTATCGATTTTGCTTGAGGGTGTTGTTGAGCCCGAACTGCGCAACCGAGAACTGATGGAAAAATACAAAGCAGCCACGCCTACGGAGCTAGTGGAAAAGCTGCTTTTGCCCGGTGAAATTGAGGATATCGCTCGTGAGATTGAAAAACTATCCGGTTACCGCAGGGATGTGTTGGAGGAGTTTGAAAAAAACTCTTAACCGGCGGGACGGAGGAAAATATGATGCTCTGGGTGGTGTGCGAGCTGCACATCCTCCCGGGCACATATTACCGCCTGCCGGATGGTGAAAAAATGATGCTGCGGTTACTTTACAACAGCATTTGTGCAAAGGAGGGATCGTATGGGGCGTGACATTGGCATTATGATCAGCGCAAAAGAAACTTTTTCGGATGCCTGTAAAACGATGCAGGCGGCAAACCGTAGCTTTAACAAAGACTTAGATGGCTTGCAGCTCAAACTCGACAAGCTGAACCAGAACAAAACCACTCTAAAGGTTGAATCAGATGCCGCCAAAAAAGCGCTGAAAGAAGCACAAAAGCAGTTTGAGGCTACCGGTGATGCTGCCGATAGAATGGCGCTGGAACTTGCGAATGCTGACTATGACAATGTTAAGCGAAACCTCGACCTCGTAGCAAAAAATGCAAGGCAAGCCGAAAAAGACATGCTGAACCTCACAAGCGCTGTAAGTAAAGCGGAGAACCGGGCAAGCGGGGGGATAAGGGGCGGGAGCACAGAAAGCGACTTACTCGGCTCCCTTGCCGCTGCGGGGATGACCAAGATGATTGGTGATTCGCTGTCTGGTGCGCTGAGCGTAGGCATTACCAGCGCGTTTGGCGGAGAAGCGGGAAGTGCGATCAACACGATGCTCTCGGGCACAATATCGGGCGCTGCGATGGGAGCTATGGCGGGAGGATTGCCGGGAGCTGCCGTTGGAGCAGTGGCCGGTGTTATATCTGGAGGAATCACTGCGGCAACACAGCATTTTGCAAAGCAGGATGATGCGTTTAAGGGTGTTGTTCAGGAGCAGTACGGGATTCAGCAGGAGCGAATGGCGACAGATCTAACTACGGGCAGCGGGTTCGCTGCCGAGCGAGAGATGGATCAAATTGCGTTTTCAAAGCTGATGGGGGATGAAAACACTGCCAAAGACTTTCTAAGTGGTATCAAGGACATGGCAAATACCACGCCGTTTTTATACAACGACCTTAAACAAATGAGTAAGGTAATGAGCACTTACGGCTATAGCCCGGATGAGATACCGAAACTTTTGACCAAGGTAGGAGACACCGGGGCGGCGCTGGGTATGGACACTCAGAGCATGGCGATGGTATCGACCTACATTGGACGCATGAACTCTACAGGTAAAACCACAATGGAATACCTAAACCCGCTGATGGAGCGCGGAATCCCTGCACTTGATTATCTCTCAGATGCGTTGGGAAAATCCAAAGCGAAGATTACCGAAATGGTATCCAGAGGGCTGATTCCCGGCGCAGATGCAGCTCGCATTATTGCGGATTCGATGGGAGAAGCCAACGAAGGCGCAATGTCACTGCAAAGCCAGACTTATGCGGGACTAAAATCAACTGTAGAAGGCTTACAGCAGGAAATGCAGAATGCTATGGGCGAAGGGTACAACGAGCGGCGTAAAACCGGACTGGCTGATCAAGTAGAATACTTAAGCGGGGAAAGCGGGCAAAAAATGCAAGAAGCCAACCGTTTAATAGGAGAATGGAAGGCTGAACTGGAAAATCAGTACGAATGGCAAATCAGAAATGCGGAAAGAGAAGCGTTTAGGCAGATAGAAGAAAAAGGGCTGCAAGGCGCAGAAGCCGGCAGGGTTTTAATGGAGGCCCGTACAAAGGCAGAAAGCGATTACCGAAATTCGAAAGCATACAAAGAGCTGGAAGAAGCGGACAAAAACCTAATTGAAGGGATAGGAAAAACGCTTAAAGAATCATGGAATCACTTTGGTTGGGAGCTCGGACAGGAGTTTACAAGAGGAATCGTAAGCTATATCAACTCAGAGGAATCTGCCAAAGCTATACAGGATGTTGCAAAAAACCAGTATGGATTCGATGCTGCTAAACACAATCAAGCGTCGGCATCAAGCCCGCCATCTGGAAAGGCGTTCGGTATGGGATACGTACCATACAATGGTTTCCCCTCACTTTTGCATGAGGGTGAGCGGGTTTTAACAGCCAGCGAAAACAGGGCGTACAGCGCAAAGAGTACACCCAGCGTGACGATACAAATGGGAGGAAACTATATGGTACGAGAGGAGGCAGATATTGAAGCTATAGCTAGGGAGATTGCTACACAGGTAATAAGGGCGCAAGAGTTACTATAATTGTAAAATTATCCCTATTATGTTATGATAGAAAAAACATCCGATAGGGAGGATTATTATGAAAAGAAGAATAGCTCTTTTAATTTTAGCAATTTGCGTTATTGTGATTAGTGGTTGTGCATCGTATTCAACGAGTAACGCATATGAAGCTCAAAAAAACAAAACTGAAAAATGGTTCGAGGTGACTTCGGATGACTTAATAAAAGAAATAAACAGAAGAGCGGAAGCGGACGGGTATACAAATCTTGAGATTACTGATTACGGATCAACCATTGTTTATGGATTTGAAAAGGATGAAAGGTTTGTTAAGATTGAGGTAGGAGTCGGAGTTCCTGACCGAGATAAAGAAGCGGGAAAGGTTAAGATGGTTGAGCTTAACCTATATGCTAAAGATGAAGAAATGGCAGCCAGAAACGGATATTACATTGAACTCCTTATAGATATTTTCAATCCGGGAATGGTGGAGAAAATTGAGAAGAATTTATATATTTTTGAAGATGCCCCACAAAACATACTAGACTTAAGAGCAACGACCGCTGGAAATGTAAGATACTTTTTCAATGAGGCGAACGACGGGTACAGTGCGTTTTACATTATGCCAGATGACGATGCTGCAAAAGAAGTATCTGAAAAGGAGGGAATTAAACCAATTAAACCAAGTAAGTAAAAATAATTACATTATATCAGCGAGCCGGCGGAGAAATCCGTTGGCTTGCTTTTTTGTACGTAAAAAGGAGGAGGGAGACATTGCTTCGCAGATTTATTTTTAAAGACCGCAGCAAAGAATTGGCGCTACCTGTTACACCGGAGAGTTTCGTGGTGGACTACGGAATCCGCATTGAAACAGTAAACATCCACGATGTAGGCGACGCGGATATTGCAGGAAAAAAGACGCTGGCGACCATAAAGCTGGAATGCATGTTCCCAGAGCGGGATTACGACTTTGCGGATGCAGAGGACGAACCGTACGGCTACGTGAAAACCTTTCAGAAGTGGAGTTTGCGGGGAACGGTGCTGAGATTTATCGTTAGTGATACACCTGTAAACATACCGGTTAGGATTGAGAGTATCGCATACGGTGAGCAGGATGGTACCAACGACGTATATGCCACCATTACGCTGCGCGAGCATAAGGCATTGGAGGCGGTGCAGATTGCCGATACCTCTGCAGCGGTAAACAAACCACGCGCCGGAGAGAGCAATACGCTATCATCTGACCTTGCTTATACCATCCAGTACGGCGATACGATGTGCGCCATCTGCCGCAAATACTATGGCAACGATAAACCTGCCACCTACAACGCACTGGCCCGTTACAACGGAATACCAAACGCCAATATCATCATGGCGGGGCGAGTAATCAATATACCGAGCAAAAGCAAACTGGGGGTGTAGCACATGCCGCAGGTTTACTTAACCAACAGCGAGGGGACATTTGATCTATCGGAGTTGGTCACGAAAATCAACTGGTCAGGAGACTACCGTCAATGCGCCCGCACATTGGATATCGGATTGGTCTCATCGCCTTACGACAGCAAAGTGCCGGAGGTTGATTGCAAAGTCGGCTGTGGTATCGTGCTGGAGGAGGAGGGGGAAACCCTTTTTGATGGTTACGTGATGAGCCGTACCAAGAGCACCGTAGCAAGTGTAATTGACCTTGTGTGCTATGACCGTGGATTTTACCTCAAAAAAATTGAAGTGGCGAAAAAATACGTAGGCGCAACACCTGAGGGCGTTGCGAGGACACTATGCGCAGAGTATGGCATACCGGTGGGGGAGCTGGCGGTGACAGGGGCCAATATATCGCGAAACTTCCCTGGATATTCGCTTTGGGATATCATCCGCACGATGTACACATTGGCGAGTGAGGTCACAAAGAAAAAGTATCATATCGGCTTTGTAGGCACCAAGCTGCAGGTGCGGGTAAAAGCGCCGGGAGAAAGCACCATCATCATTGCCGGAGGCAGCAACCTTATGGATGCCACCACAACCGAGAGCGTGGAGAATATGGTAAACTCGGTCGCTGTCTACGATCAATCGGGAAACCTGCTGCAAACCCTGCAGCACAAAGAGAATATTAAGCTGTACGGGCTGATGCAGCAGGCAATAAAGCAAACCAAGGAAAGCGTTGCACCTAAAGCTCAGCAGCTGCTGGATGAGGGAGACGTGGAGCAAAAAATTACCGTAAACAACTTGGGGGATATCTCTTGCACCGCAGGAAACTGCGTGGTTGTGCAGGAGCCTTACACAGGCCTGTATGGGCTGTTTTATATAGATACTGATACCCACTCGTGGAAAAACGGAGTTTACACCAACAAGCTGATTGTAAACTTTAAGGCGATGATGGATGAAAAAACCGTCGGAGAAATCATCAAATAGGGAGGAATGAGCATTGGAGGACAATCCATATGTAAAGATGGCCGAAGGCGTGAAGGGCGGGAAAGCCAAGCAAATGCTGCGCATCGGAACGGTGACCAGCGCTGCACCCTTGGTGATACAGGCAGGCGGAATACCGCTGTCGGGCAGTGACCTATATGTAAACCGTGCGCTGCTGGGGCATGAGGAGAAGGTATCGCTACTGGACGTTACCGGAACGCTGGACGCCACTTGCGACTGTCAGCAGGGGAGCATGAAAAAGCTGGAAGCCACAGGCGGGATGCTGAGCACGGGAATCAGCCACCCAGTAAGCCTTGCGCCCGGTGACACGGTAGCGCTGCTCAGCGAAGACGATCAAACCTTTATTGTACTGTGCAAGGTGGTGAAAATGGGATGAGCCTGTTTCCAATTATTCAGCCACGCGGAACAGCAGAGCAGACAAGCGAGTTGCCGCTGTACCGCGAGGTTGCATGGGATTACGAGCACAACATACCGATATGGAGCAGAGGCTCACCTGTATTTATAACAGGCGCAGAGGCGGTACTTGTATGGGCGTGGAAAGCTCTGCAGGTACCGCGTTTCCGTTATGAGATTTACAGCCACGGGTACGGCAACGAGTGCGAGGAGTTAATCGGGCAACCATTTACCGAAGAGCTGAAGCGCAGCGAGGCGGCGCGCTATGTGCGGGAGTGCTTGGAGATCAACCCATATATTGAGGAGATTGACGACATTAACGTAGAATTTTCAGAGGGTGCACTGAAAATAAGCTGCCGATTGATTACCGCATATGGGGAGGTGAAGGTACATGTTTGACAATATAACGCCGGAGAGCATCGAACAGAATGTTTACGCTGCGATGGAAACAGACATTGATACCCGCGAGGGCAGTTTTATCCAGGAGATGACTGCGGCGATGGCGCTGGAGATGTACAAGGTTTACACCGGAATGCGTGAAACCATACCGCTGTTTTACGTGGACAAAACCAGTGGCAAATACATTGATAAGCAGGCAGGGTGGTATAATATCACCCGCAAAAAAGGGACAAAGGCACAGGCGGTGCTCACCATCAAGGGTACAGATGGCACAAGGATACCGGCGGGGACGATTTTTACCACTACGGATGGGCTGCAATTTATCACCGTTGCGGATGCGGTGCTCAGTAGCGGACTGGCCACGGTATTGGCAGAGGCTCAGGAGGTAGGGGCACAGTACAATGTTGAGGCGGATAAAATCACACAGCAGTATGTAAGCATACCCGGAGTGACTTCTGTAACCAATACCGCCGCAGTAAAAGGAGGCACCGACCCGGAAAGCGACGAAAGCCTAGTCAATAGGCTGGATGCCTACCGAAAGAAACCACCCACGAGCGGAAACGAATACCATTACGAGCAGTGGGCACTTGAGGTAAATGGTGTTGGCGCTGCCCGCATCTTCCCTGCCGCGCACGGCGGAGGTACCGTAAAAGTGTTGATTGCCGGACCAGACAGGAAACCGGTAGACAGCGTAGTAGTTACCGCCTGTGCTGAGCATATCGAAAAAAACAGGCCTGTTTGCGTGGGTGTAACGGTAGTAAATGCGGAGGAGCTCAAAATTGAAATTGCCGCCGAAGTGCAAGTTGAAAGCAAGACCACGCCACAGGAAGTGCAGGCAAAATTTGCGGTCAGCTTAAGCGAGTATTTACGCGGAATTGCATTTGAGCGGTATGAAATACCGTTTAACCGCATTGCCTATATGCTGCTGGATGTAGATGGGGTGATCGATTACACTGCGCTAACTGTAAACGGTAGCACGGATAATGTAATGATCGGTGAAGATCAAGTGCCGATACTTGGAGAGGTGGTTGTGACGTGAGACGGTTGATTGATTACCTTACGCCAAACTATAAGGATAGCCCCGAGACGGTGGATTGGCAGAATGCTCTGCAGGTGCCAATTGAAAAGTTATGGGCAGCACGGGACGATTACTTTAAACAGCTTGACCCGATGACGGCAACATGGGGGCTGGATTTATGGGAGCGTACCTACGGAATTAAAACAGACACAACCAAACCGTATGAATACCGCCGCACTCGCATTATCAGCAAGATGCGCGGGCAGGGAACAGCTACCGCAGAGATGATCCGAAATGTTGCGGCAAGCTTTGCCGATACCGAGGTAGAAGTGATTGAGCATCCGCAGCAGTATCACTTCGAGGTCAAGTTTACCGGCCGGCTCGGAACGCCGCCAAATTTGGATGACCTAACGGCAACGGTAAAAGAGATCAAGCCTGCGCACCTCACCTTCGGGTACCTTTACAGCTATTTGCTCATCCGTGACATCCACGAGACAATGACATTGGAGCAGATAGAAACAAAGACACTCGATATTTTTGCATTTTAGGAGGGACTCTATGAGTAAGCTAACTAAATTTTTAAAACTGTTCCAGTACGAGCCGGAAGTTGAGAAGAAAAAGACGTTTAATATCACCGAGGCTTTAAATAACAACTGGGATAAAATTGATACGGAGTTAGAGGGGTGGGGCGAGAGCGGGGTGAAGTACAACCTCGGTGTTTACGAGGGAAAAACCGTTACAATCCCAAACACCAAAGCAGGGGACTACCTCTTGCCGAGTATCAAGGGGCGCACACTGGTTACTAAGCCAAACCCCGACGCCGAAATCAGTCCAGATAATATAGCAACCTTTCAGAGTGTTATCAATCCCGTGTTTACCGCTTCGGATGGTAAGGGTAATAGTAATACCGCCACGTTGCAAGCGGAATTATATAGCTTACCAAATGGTGTGTGCGACGAGTATGACGGGATTGGAGGCAAACTTACAAAACGGATTGGTAAGTCTGTTTTTTTAGATGCAAGTGGATTTGTGTACAGCGAGATGTACGAAGATACGGATTTTATTTCGTTTCTAATTAGAATATCCAATATCAAACCTGTACAATTAAAGGCGGAACAGAACACGCAATCAAGTTCTCACTTTCCATTGATCGATGGCAACACTGCATATACTTCTTCCGCTGAGGGTGCAAGCGTATTCGATTCAGATAACAGATACTATATATCTATTAAAAAAACACGTTTATCTGGCTGGAACGACAATCTCTCGAAAACTGAAAAACACAATAAGTTTAACGACTATCTTAAAAATCAGACCGCCGCAGGAAAGCCTGTTACAATTCTCTACGAACTCTCCGTACCCCTAATCACATACCCAAACATCAAATTGACCACCTACGACGGTATAACTACAGTATCTTGTGATAACACAATTTTACAGGACATGAGCGTAACGGTGGTAGACCAACGTAAGGTGTATGAGGCATATCGATCAGTTGCGTTAGGTGCAAACGGTAATGTATCAGCAGAACACTTAAATACAGAAACAGCGGGTGTTTCTGGAATTCGTTTAAAGAAAGCAGGAACGCTTCCTTTTGATTTTGTAATTCAGCGCGTCAAAAATGCTTCTGATGATATGTTGAATTTGTTTTCGGAAAACACAGGTTTTGATGGATTCCATCTAAGAATGAATGAAGCAACTGGTGCGGCGGGTACCAAAATTGTTACAGAAGCAGGAGGAACTGCCCAAAAAGCAAGAGCGCTAGTTTACGGAAACGTAGATGCAATACTCCCACATAGCAATACGGTCGGAACATGGTCAGGAGTGGCAATGGTATTTAAAAAAGCTGGATACTTAGCTGATGATGTTGTAATTCAGACAGGAGCATCACAGTCCGACGCAGAAAACGGCGGTAAGCAAATATTACAGATTTACCAATCTAACACTTGGGATGGTAGACATAATAGGGGTTTCCATTTAGAGTTTCATAAGGCCGCCGCAGAAGCGGGTAGTATGATATACCACACTCAAAATATCACAATAAGTCAATCGGCACCTACATCATTCTTGGGTGAAGGTTGGATTCACCATGTGTATTAAGGTGGTGTTGAGATGTCGATAGTTCAAGGTGCTCAAGGTGTAAACAGAGCAGTTTCACAGGCATGGCAGGGCTTGCAAGGCGTGAACAGGCAAATCCAGAAACGCTTCGAAGGCTCTCAAGGTGTAAACAGGTTAGTACATGCTGCCGTGGAAATTTTACAATCATGGTTCAATGAATATGCTGCAACAGGAAGTTATATAAGCTGTGATGTAAACACAAAAACTGCGTCATACAGTGTAACTTCAAATACGGTAGGTAAATCTGGCTCGGTAAATTTTATGTTAGGCAATCTTACGAGTGGTGCAGTTATAACATTTGAACATTATGGTTCGTTAAGCAGTATGAGAGGTCTGTTCATAGGTGTTATTGGTGGTACAACTGTAAAAAGTTTTAGCTCAACAATAAATGGCGCTGTCAGCTACACCACTACTGGGTCTGGACAATTTTATATAGTTTTAGACCAATACAGTACCACAAACGGCACTAACACTGGCACGATTAAAAACCTTAAGATTAACGGCGCCGAGAAAGCAATTCAAAATATTTCTAAATAGAAAGAAGGGCTTGTATATGAAAATCATATTAAAAGATAAAACGGAACTGCCAATAATAATGGTAAATGGTGCGAAACCTTTTTGCAAAGGTTCGGTGCGAGAAGGCTTAGAATTTGTTTTCAGATCGTCAGAAGTAAACTACGATAATCTAAGAACTTTACTTCGTAACGAGACAAACACCGAAGAAATAACAATTGTCACCGATAACAAAGAACAATTCACTCATTCTGACTATTCTATCGATGCAGGATTTCTGGAAAAACCTGTAGTTGTTGAACCTAGTACGCCAGACACACCGGAACAGACAGAATATCGCATCTTCGCGACCCTAGGTCAGTTTACGTACCTTGAAAAGCAAATGAAGAAAATTGGAATACAAGTATAAAGCAAAGCGGAAGAACAGGAACAGGTGAAAAACGAGATTTTGCAGTTGACTGCAAACAATAAGGAGGAGTAAAAAGTGGACAAAGTAAAGGCTTTTTTTATTGCAATTTTTACGGCGCTTTCCAGTTGGCTTGGTATTCTAGCGATACCAATGTACATGTTGGCAGGGTTAAATTTTGCCGATTATGTAACGGGGTTATATGCAGCTAAATACCGCGGAGAGACGGTAAGCAGCTACAAGGGTATACGCGGCATCGTAAAAAAGATGTGCATGTGGCTGTTGGTAGGGCTTGGTGCCGCAGTAGATTGGCTGATAATGTACGCCACTAACACAATTGGCATCCCGTTGCAGTTTACCTTTGTTGTGGCCTGCTTGGCAGCGGTTTGGCTGATTTGCAATGAGATTATATCCATACTGGAAAACATTATCGATATCGGCGTAGAGCTGCCGCCATTTTTGCTGCCACTGGTAAAAAACATTAAGAGTAAAGCGGAGGATAAGGCAAAGCTGGAGGAGGCAAGACAGGATGCAAACTAA